TCTATCATCATGCCTGAGGCATCCCTTATCTCTGGTGAGCATCTTCATCTGATGGATCAGGCGGTAAGTGTTCTGCACGTCAATGGGGTACGCAACTACTGATCTTGAGTCATGCTCCAGGCACTGAGGGCAAATAACAAGTCTATGCGATGAAAGCAAGGGTTCGATCGTATCAATGATCCGAAGCTCCTTCTGTCCAGTCTCAAACACCTCCTCTATAATGACAGGATGATGCGCCTTAGCAAACAAAGGTTTCATCATGTTTGCATGTGCGCCATGACCAAAGTTCTTCTCAATTACAACAGTCTTTGCATTGTTGGCCTTGGCAACCTCAACCAGGACCATCAGTGAAGCTTCCTCGTATCCACCAGGGATACCGCCTACAGCGATGATGTACACGTACGCACCGATGAGTTTGATAATAGCATAAGCCATCTCATCCCCTGAGTTCTTTCCTCCACCGGATGGGTCAATGTACATGATCGTCTGTTCAAACGGCCTCAGCTCATACGGGTTCTGGACGCATCGGTACAGCTTGAAATTACCCCCGAATGAGGGGCTTCTGTATAGGTTCCTGGGGTCATTAGACCACACCGGGAGTACAGGCCCTCTCTCGACTCCAAAGTCAGCTACGATCAAATTATTGATCTTTAAAGGGTACCTGTCAGAATCGCTTAAACTGGTGTTAAGCATGTACTGTAATTGGAACTTAGCCTTACCCTGGGAAATCTCCTTTTCGACCAGGAGGGCCTCAAAGAACATCTCAGGGCAAGTGCATTTACCGGAGCTTCCGTCAAGTCCTCCACCCTCCCGGAGGAATGGATCGAGGATCATATCCGATTTGATCAGAGGGGCTAAATTGTCCCCATATTGAAGCTCTTCAGTTTCAGAGGGGTAACGCCCCGGCCAGATCCTAATCGAGTAACCACGGCCCGGCAAGTTGTTGTAAATGGATTCTATTGACTGAGGGGTACCAAGATAAATGATATCCCCGGAGCTGCATACTGACTCAAACTCCTTTGTCAAATCCTCAAGCTGCTCTCTTGTTACTGTTGTTCTGGAGTTCTTCATACTCTCAATATCATCAGCGATCAAGATGTCAGCACGGCTACCCTGGACAGAACTATCAACACCTAAGCATTTTACGCTTGGTGACTTGTCTATGCCCTTGAATAGCCAATGGATGTCATAACCTTCGATGCTCTCCCTGTCACCTGCATTCTTATCAGCTCTCAACATCCATAGGAAGTCTAAGCCATTAAGAATCTGAATAACAAAGGAAGCTATCTCCTTACTCATCTTACCACCAGCAGAACATATAAGTATCCTGTAGTTGGGTGCATGGATGAGCCTGAACACAGCATAGATAGCTGTAAGTGTTGTCTTAGCCTGACCACGTTGAGCTTGTACCATCCGGTACTTAGGCCCGATGAAAAGCCACTTACATATATCGGCTTGTATCCTATTAAGGTCAGGACTGCCTTGTATAAGCTCAGAGATACAAGTCTGAGCAAATAGCAGGAAGCCATCCAGTGTGTACGGGAAGGCCTCCTGTATTTCCTTCAGAGCTTGATGTCTTCGGAGCTGTTCATCCTTGTCCATCTCACGTCTTGCCATAATTCTCCTTTATCGATGATGCTACTCTATTACATAGCATCCCTGATGTCTTGGAACTGAACAAGCTTCCCTTTCTGTTTCTCTTTGAGAGCCTTAAGCCTGACAGACAACTCAGACTCTTCAGAGTCAGCAGCAACTACACAGCCAACCCCGTTGTACTCTACCCACTTCTGCATTGACATAAGATCCTTAGAATTTATAACCATGAGCACTTCCTCAAGTTCATGCCCATCATCTATTAAAGCATTAGCCACATCAAGCATAAACTTGGCTTTCATGTTATGGCATTTCGTTATCAGCCCGTGTAGTGTTCCTATCTCGTCCTCTGTCGCTGCGTGTTTGTTGCTCATTTAACCTATCTCCTAATCCTTTAAGGGTTTCATTTAAATTTTCTATTGCCGACGTGTTTCTTGTCATCTGTGTGGCAAAGTTTATTTTAAGATCCGTCATCTCCGTTTGCTCAACTTTAGTAACCTTAAGAGACTGTACATCTGAATACAGCATAACCATTGAGGCTACTATGGGGAATATGACAGCTATAGCGCAACTTATCCATGCTGAAAAAGTTTTCATATAACCTCCTAATCTTTTCTAACGAATGTAAGTATATGGACCATCACCATATACTCTTGATACGTCCTTATCTGGCTCAACAACAAGCTCAGGGACATCAGCTCTAACCGCTTTAACTTCCCAATCAAATTCTTGGGAGGACTCTTTGTTATCAGAATAGACTGTAAAGTCACCATCAAATACCCTCTTTCCATCTACAGAAAAGACAGCAAGTTTATCAAACCCGTTTATGTTAGTCAACTGTACAGTCACACCTTCTTCTCTCGTAAGAGCAGAAAAGTAAGATGGTAGACTTACAATAGCTACACCATGTTCAAGTTTGCTTGTACCTCTATAGTACACAGCACCTTCAGGGCCTTCAAGGGTTCCATGAACAAGGTACTTATCAGGATCGGTAGGGTGATCTATGACAAAGGTCTTTACAAGATAATCATCAACGTAAAAGTTTAAGGTTGTAGTCCAAGCAACAGACAACTTATTACTACCATTCCTGCAAACTACTTTACCACCACCAGTCCCTGCATTGCCAGATAGACCTACAGAAGATGATACATAACCAGTGCAAGCTACGTTAGTTGCATTTATTGTAGAGGCAAATTGAACTACCCCTGCACTCTGTGTAAGTCCGCCTGCTAATGTAAGTAAACCTCCTACACCCAAGTATCCAGAGAGGCTCATATTACCACCATTTACATGCCCACCAAAATCTGCTGTACCATTTATCCCTATGCCATTAACAGTTGTTCTACCAGTGACTCCCAATGTACCACCTACTGTCGAATTTCCTGCAACACCTATATAGCCAGAGAGACTTGCATTACTTCCGTTTAGCTGATTGTTACAATTAGTTATACCATTTATATCAAGACCAACACTTGTGGTAAGAACTGTGGTTGTCGCTACCAACTTAGAAACACCACCTGAATAAAGGGTAGTGATAGTAGTTGGAGTGATAGACCCTCCAGAATTACTAAAGATAGGTGTGTCTACGGAGTTACTGAAATAATTACCAACTCCCTCAAGTCTTACAGAGTCGCCTATAAGCTTTACTGTCATCCTTGTTGCACTTGGAGCATATGAACCAAATGCTTTAAACCCACAGCCAACAACAGAGACTACAGTAGGTAATCCTGCTGCTGATTCGATCCTGATGTTGTTGTCTACATAGTTTAAATTACTGATTCTGTTAAAAGATGTTCCAGTGAATGAATGCGCTCCTGCATACACAGAGTTTTGTATCCACACATCACAACATCCTTTGTTGTTCTCAAAGTAGACACCATTACAAATAAGGCCTACAGAGCCTTCGGACAATCCATTAACATATTTGAAACCACCCTTGTCCTCCCAAGGCTCAGTTCCCCAATAACCATTGGCTTCAACAGACCCACCATACACATTTATAGTAGCTCCACCAGTGGCATACATACCCCATCTTTCATTCTCAGTAAATACACATTGGTAGAAACCAATAGCATTAGGACCACTAATATATGTTCCGGCCCCTGCATTCATTATAATACCATATATATTAGCTTTGAAAAAGCATGATTCTACTTGCATTGATAGAATATCAACACCAACAAGACCTGTATTAAATCCTATTATCATAACTCTTTTAAGTCGTGAATATGCCATATCAGTCATACCAAGGCCAGCACCTATCTTACCTCCACCTTGCCTTGCTATTGTTATATCACTGACAGTTTGATAAGAGTGCATAGCTGCTGTACCTGTTGCTGAGGCGCTTACCATCACTATACCGTCAGTAACTGCTGTTTTAACAAGGAATGTACTTAGATGGATACCATCCCCTTTTATTGAGATTCTTGGGCCATCATCATCTGTTGTAGTGGTGTTTATGTTTAATGTGCCAGACAGATAAGTTCCAGTAGGAAAGTATAGGACACCACCAGTAGAAACTATAGAGTCTCTGGCATCGACGATAGCCTGTGTATCATCTGTTACGCCATCTCCTTTGGCACCAAAATCTTTAACATTGGTTAGGTAAGACCCACCAGATAAAAGCCCATCATAAATTTCAGTGAAATTAGAATCGATAGCTTGCATCATAGATTTAGGTGTTTGGTTGGTAATTAAATCATCTATAATCTTTTTAGCCATATTATATCTCCTTTATGCCCAGGGTGCTGTGTATGAAGCTGATGCTGTTGATAGCTTTATTTTATCTGCTGATGTCATCAGACCTGCTCTTGTCGGACTTGCAGCATACAGTATAGCATCATCACCATCAGAGCTTGTTATTGTGACAGTAGTTGTAGTTGTGGTACCTTCTGCTAAATGAGTTGACACATTGGTCTTTTTAGCTGTGTTTAGAGCTACGGCTGCATTGGTAGATATAGCCGTGGCAAGATCTGAAATAGTACTTGCAAGCTGAGTCCCGGTGTGAGCTGACCTTAGTCTATCAGCAGCATGATAATGCAAGGTAGTTGTGCTACCATCTGTGAGATCAATAGCTTGCGCATCTGATAAGTTATTAGACTCTGCATTGTTTTCTATGGTTGCAAGTTTAACTGTGTTAGCTGTGATAGCTGTGTAATTCTCTGTAAAGTTAGAATCAATCGCTTGCATCATAGCCTTGGGTGTTTGATTAGCAATTAAATCATCTATAGTCTTTTTAGCCATTATACCTCCTTTAGCTTATTATCCAAGCTCTGTTATAAAGATCGGTTAAGTCTACTGCATTGTTAGCTGATTCTATAGCGCTCTGAGCAGCTTGAGAAGCGCTTAGAGCTGAAGCTGAAGCAGAGAGTGTAGCACTGTTCTTGGCTGCTATAGCTGTTGAAGCAGACAGTGCAGCAGCAGCAGCGCTATCAGCAGCTTCTCCTGCATAAATAGATGTAAATTCTTCTGAGTTACCTAATTGCCCTACAGTAGCAGCATCATTGTAAAGGACACCAGGGGCTAAATCTCTTATCTTATACTTAGTTCCCATGGATAAATCCTGCTTCTCATAGTATCCTTCTTCCTTAAAACCATCCATACTTCGATGAGAAACGTAAAGTTGCTGGATAAAGCTTCTGTTGACATTTGTTTTACCAAATGCATTACCTCTTGTGAAATCTGTATATGGTTCATCAAGATTTGGCTTCCTAACAATTCTAACTTTAGCACCAGCTACTGGTGCAATTGCCAAAGTTATTTGGTTTGGTCCAGTTAGCGTGTGAGAAGTAAGAACTTCATCAATGTAAACCATTATATCTCCTTTATCAAAGTACCCATTATCTGGTCCTATGAATGAGAATGCGAATGTCTTCTTTGCTCCATCCCCTGTATCTTCTGAAAAACTAAATCCCATAATATCCTCCTTATTCTAAAGATCCTTTAAGCACGTTAAGCGCTTGATTGATACCTATTGCTTTAGCAAATGGTAGTACATCTTGAACTTCCTTTATACCCTTTGATGCAGTCTCCTTACCTGTTATAGCTCCTATAGCTGCTCTCGGTGCTTCAAGCATATCCCCTACCATACCAACTACAGGTACAGATTCTACAGAGAAAGCTCTTGCTCCTGTCTGCCTTGGGTTAGCCATAAACTCATCTGGAACAAGTCCAAGCGTGGCCATAAGATCAACACCGATGCCTACACTGGCAAGCTGTCCCATACGATTTATAACACCAGCTACAGCAGCAGATCCTGTCATCTGTCGTTCTATCCGCTCCAATGCATCTTCCTTACCAATGTTTGCTTGCATGCTTGCTATCCCCAAGCTGATGTAACTCAGCATTGCTGAATGCATAGCCATGATACCAGCCATGACCTTATCATGTCTTATATCACTTACAAGGTGCTTCTCAAGAGACAACAACGAGAATGCCCGGAACTGAGTAAGTGTCTGTCCTAACCACTTGTGCATGAACATTGGAGTTTCACCAATCATAGGCTTAAGCATATCATGCATGATCAATCTATTCATTCCAATCTGTAATCTCTCTTGCATCTCTGGAGTCATCTTACCGTAGTTAAACATTCTTACAGTCTTGCCTTCATAAGTGCCAGTCTTTGGATTATCCTTCATGAACTTCTTAACCTCATCAAGGAACCCATCATGCCATCCAGCTCTGTCGAGATTAGCTTTAGATAAGGCATTTTCACCTGTTAATGCCCACTTCTTTATCTGGATGGCTAATGCTCTTACAGCTATCTTCTCACCTGTACCTTGTATTGTTCTAAAACCAGATGCTACTTCAAGAATTTTCCTTCCCTGCGCAATAGCATTATCAAAGTAGGTTCCTAATCTACTGGCATCACCAGCCTCTTCAATATCATCTGCTCTTAGGCCTGATGGGTACATTGTAAAATCTTCTCCAGCATAGTGCATAATCTCATCAAGCTCTTCCAGGTCTGCTCTTTTAAAGTGACCACTGTACCTTCCGCCTTCTCTTAAGTTCTTGGTACCTCTGAAGGCACCAAGGTCAGGGCAAGCCTCTAATACATTTGATATACCTCGTTGAGCTGTTATTCTTGCAAGCTCTGGAATACTGGCTACTCCGTTAAACTGCAATCGTAGGAAACCTGTAAAACTTCTAAGCCTGGACAAGTTCTTTACAAAACCAGAGTGAGGGTCAGAGTTGATTGATCTGCCATAGGCAAGGTCTACACCATCTCTTAGTATCTGAATCTCTTCTCCTATGTCCTTATACTTGAACCCATTGTTGACAGATCCTTTCTCTAAGGTGGTAAGGAAATCCAGTACTTCTCTTCTTGTCTTAAAGCCAAGCTTGGCAAACGATGCCCCACCTGCTGCATCTCTGGTATAGGATTCCAGCAGCTTAGGCAGATCATGATCAATAAGATCAACAAATCTTAAGCCTGTTGCTGATGATCCAACGTTCTTGTATTCAACGGAGATATCAGGTCTTAAAGACTTCTTTGCCCTGTTTGACATATGCTGCTTAAGCTCCTGGTTCATACTCATATCAAGGAAGTCATCAATAGTATCTTGATCCACTCCTGACTTCTTGAGCTGATCCACAAGCGTATTGATATCCTTGTCGGTTGATTGCCTTACTGCATCTCTCATTGTGAGTGAGTGATCCTTGGCCCTCTTGACATATGCTTCAGCTATCCTATCTGATAGTGTTTCATTGAGCTGGTAGTACCCTTTCTGATAACCAAGGGATAAGGTCTTCTCTATCTCCCAGGAGCTATGATTAACCAAAGCATTCTTGATGGCTGTCTCATTCAGGATGATAGGGACGTAGTTCTCATCAACATCCAGGTTCTCAAAACCAGCCTCTCCTGCATCTCTTCTTATGATGCCAGCCTCTTTAAGCTGTGCCCTAACTCCTTCAGCACCTCTTATGATAGAAGGAGAGTCAGGGAACATACCAGGATTAAGAACTTCAAGCATAACATTCTTATGATAAGTTCTAAAGTTCTTTGGTTTCATGTGAGTGTCATACATTGACAAGCCATTCTCTGTACCCCAATCGCTAAGACCTTCATTAAGCCGGTTACGCATAGCACCTCTTATCCTATTGCTGTAGGTAACAACTCTACTGGCTACTGTTGCCTTAGCTGCTGAACCTCCCTGCGGAGCTTCAAACAGATGATATCCAAAGCCTCTTATAGCAAAGTCTTTGGAGTTAGATATGATGGCCTGAGCCGAGTGCATGATCCTTACAACCTTTGATTCAACCATGCGACCACGTAGGTTCTCTGGCATCTTTGCTCCATCATAAGCATACTCTGCAAGCTTTTTCTTCTCATCAAAGGACAGGGTATGTATCCGATGCAAAGGACGATCAAGCTCTGCTGCACCTGCTGACCTGTTAGGAGTGTTAAGATCACCTAAGGAATCTACATCCTCTGGTGCGCCATCCCTTACAGGACTGTAACCATCAACCTGCCTCTGTAGCTCCTGCACTCTGTTGGGCATCTCCTTATCTTTATAGAAATGCTTTACCTTGTCCAGGTCATCCATCTTGTTCCAGTTCCTTAACTCTTGAGCAGACATCTTTGCCTTATGCGCTCTGTTCATTCTATCCTGGTGAACAAGCACCTCATCAGACAAGGAAGTAAGGACCTGGTTATCTATATCAGTTTCCATCCTTAGCTCATCATCAAATTTAGCATCAAGCTTGGATACATGAGCTTCAGCAAGCTTGGTAGCTTCCTTTATCCTGGCCTTCTTGGTCTGGTTAAGTTGCTCAAGCTTTACTTCTTCCTTCCATAGTCTGTTTGCCTTCTTCTTATTGGAAGGGTTCTTCCTTGCATCTCCTTCAAGTTTCCTTACCTTCTTGACCTGAGCATCCAGCATTGGGTTATACTTAGCCTCAATGGTTTCCAGAGTCATCTTATGCTCAGTAAGCTTTAAGTTGTGCTCTTCATCAAGAGTAGCTCTCTTGGCATTAGATGCCTCAGTAGCTTCTGCTATTCGCTTATTTTGAGACTCAATCTCTTTCTCCAACTGTTTAAGCTTTACCTTTGCTTTCTTGTACTGAGTCTTGCTCATTGCTCCTTCAAGGTTTCTGCTTAGAGCTGTCTCATGCTCCAAAATATCGGCTTGTACTCTCCTTGCATCTGCTTCAGGGAAAGCCTTCTTGATATTAAGATCAACATCAGATGAGGCTTCTCCGACTGTCTTCTTAATGATGAAGTTCTCAGCATCAGCAGCAGCAGCAACATCGGCTGACCTTACCTCATCAATAACTTTAGGTACGTAGGCTTTGCTAAAAGCACCTACTGTACCTCCGATAATACTTCCTGCTCCAAAAGATAGCATCAGGCTATGTAAGTCTGTTTGTGTGTTTCCTTGCATCAATGCTGTGTCTATAGCAACGTTTTCCATACCAGCCATAGCTCCTATCTTAATAGCCCTGGCTACAGCGTTACCAGTTCTCAACTTACTGATACCGCCTGTAGCCATACTAAGCCCAATGCTTACAGGATCTACCAAAGAGAAAGCAAGCATGGCTCCTATGCCTTTCCAACCACCAGAGGCCATTGTATTAAGGCGATCTTGATCCTCTTTGATAAACCTCTGCCTTGCTACAAACTCTTCTTTACTTTTGGACTCCCTTAGATACTTCTCATCTTCCTCTCTATAGTTCTCTTTGAGTAAGCTGTCCATATCAGGAGTAATCTCCCATGCCTCCTCTTCAAACTGTGAAGATCTTCTCTCTATTGCTCTCTCTACAGCAGGGAATACAAAAGCTTCAGATGCAGCAGCTTTAAAGTACTTCTGCTCTGGAAGCTCCTCTTGCTCCTTCTTAAACACATACTCTATGTCAGTTGAAGGTTCCTTAGTGCCAAGCACATCAGGAGTGATCGTATCGTAATAGTTAGCCATGCTACCTCCTTATACCTCGAAATTAAAGTTCTTATCGGCCTTCTGAGAGATAGTAGGACCAGAACCTTTGGTTACTGTGTACCATAGGTTGTTCTTATTAATCTTCTCAGCAAACCCTCTTCCCACCTTATTTGTCATGAACGGAGTAGAGAACTTAACCTTTATGGTTTCTCCAAACACATACTCTTCAATGACAGGTGCCCCGGTGTTCTCCAAGGCTGCTTGATTGTACATACTAACCCTTCTGTTAAGAAGTCCTCTGCTTGCCTTACCTGCTGACTTAATATAATCCAAGGCAAGAACCATAGCCTCAATGGTTCTACCATCATTAGCAGCAGCCTTAGCTTTAGGGTTCTTATCAATAGCTGCTGCTCCCCCATTATAGGAGAGATCACCCCAGAACATCTTTTCCATCCCGGTCATATCTTTCCATGATTTAAGCTTAGGGGCAGCAACTTTATAGGACTTATCAAGGTTTGCTTTACGCATACTCAGCTCTTGATCTTCAGTGATACCTTTAGACACATCAATCTTAACACCGTCTACAGTAGGCCAGTACTCCTTATTAGGACTAAGCCACTTATCAGGGATCTTGGTTCCATACCCAATCTCCATGGTACTCATTCCCTTGTCAGGCCCCTCTCCTTCACCTGAAGCAATCGGCATGAACTTATCACCATCCGGGGCCTTTACAAAGCCCTTCTTGGCCCCATTCTCCAGTTTCTTCAGAGTATTAAGATGATAGTCCAGAACCTGATCATCGGAGTATAACAGGCTAAAATCCTTCTTATCAATGATGCCCCGTCCAGCTCGATCAGCCATAGACCCTCTGTTGAACAGCTCCTGGCTCCTTTCTTCATCTGTTTTCATATCATAATCTTCAGGCTTACCTGGGTCAAACCCGGAGTCCAAATACCCTAATTTAGGGGCAGTAAACTCACTGTATGGTCCATACTCCTCTCCTCCTGTCTGGGGAAGATCCCTCTCTGTTAGTAGGTCTATATCCTCATCATCAGGCTCCATTGCAGGTTGCCGGGATACCGATGCAGGAGCGATCACTTGCTCTCTTATTGGTTCAGGTTCTCCTGGGGAAACCAGATCTTTAACAAAGTTTAATCCTTCTTTAAGTATATCCATGATACCTCCTTATTTCTTGTATAGTTTATCGTAAAGGGCTTCGGCAGACAAAGGAGTAATAATCTCATCTGGTTTGGAGTCCTGATATTTCTTTTGTATCCATTCTGCCACAGGGTTAAGCTTATATGAAACAGCCTCTCCTACAGCCTTGGCAGTACTCTCTTGAACACCCATGAAGGATTCAGCATACTCCTTCTCAGCAATAACCTTATAAGATGCTGACATCTCCTTTAGCTTGCTCATCTCCATGGTGCTTCCAGGGATAGCTCCATACTTGGTCCTTAGAGACACTGTCTTCTTGATAGGATCGGTGACAGGAAACACATCTTCCATCTCAAGCCCTAAGCCATTAAGCAGAGGCTCTGCCCTTGCCTTACCATAATAGGTGAAGGCTTCCATGGCAAAGCTGATTCTTGATTCATGTAGCCCTGTAGCTATGGCAAGCTGCTTAGGTGTTCCATAAAGTCTTGTTCCATTATCACAGGTTGTCCACTTCTTCTCCATCCATCTCTGAACCATCTGAACATTCATATCACTGTTAGGGTTAGGGTCAAGCATTATCTTCTCCCTTAGGACTTGGTCAAGGTAAGCAGTCTGCCCTTCAGGGGCATCCTTGTTCCACCAATAGTATTCCTCTTTGTCCCTTACTGCTGCAACTCCTTCTTCTACAGCTTTATGGTCTACAGGGACTGCAAACTTGGTTAAGGTCTGTGACCTGTCCAAAGCTTGAGTTAGAGGCATACCCATCTCTTGAAGATGCATAAAATTCTTGAGTGTCTTTGCATCATCAGACTTCAACGCACTAAGGTACTCATCCCTTGCCTCGGGAGTTAAATTATTCAGTGTGTTCATAGCTGATTTGGCCTTTACAGGTAAATCTTCTATAGTGTACTTGCCGAAGTCTCCTTCAAGAAGATTAGCAGGAACGTTCATGGTTGCCAAGTTATGCATGTCAGTAAGGTAATCAGTAAGCAAGGTATCACCCTTAACAGACCAATCACCAATATAGGCAGTTGTCTTTGCTCCTTCAGCCTTGCGATAAGCATCAGCATCCTCTTTGCTCATTGTACTTGCCTTTTCTTCTACCGACTTGTTCCTATCCTGTATGATTTGAGCCAAGGCAGTCTGGACCTCATCTTTCTTATACCCTGTCATGTTTGTTATGTCAGGGTTCTGGATAGCAGATTTTATCTCTCCTATCCTGTTCTCTACTGACATTGTTTTATCTCTGGCTGCAATCAATGCAAGATATTCAGAGTCTGACATAAACTTATTATCAGTCCCAGCATTCCTTCTGTTGATTCTAAACTGAAGTTCTTCTCTTGTCATCTTGCCACTTAAGAACTCTTCGCTAAGAACTCTATTCTCTTCAGCAAGGTTGATACTGCTGTTGGCTATGATCTCATCTCTATTGGCTTTGTCGATGCTCTGAACCTTACCACTTCTGGTGTACAGGTCAGACTTTCTATCTCCTTTAAAGGCTTTGGCCATGTTGATAAGATCAGGATCTTTAGTGTTAACGATAGCATTCTCAAGAACTGAGTCCTTCTGAGCTGATGTGAGCTTCAATGGACCGATCATGTTATTCAGGAAAGCTACTGCATCTTCAGGCTTCTGTTGCTTTAGCATACCTGACTTAGCTGCATTGGTTATAACATCGGTGGCAGAGTTTATCCTACCTGCAATCTCCTCAGCTAACTTATGACTTTCCCTCTTGGCACCTACCTGAGGCATGATCTCCCTTAAGGCTACGGCAGACAGCTTTTGAAGCTCAACATCCTTTCCGTAGTTCTCATATGTATCCATCATATAGCTATCCATGCCCTTGTACTCTTCACGGATAGCATTCTTCCACTCATCGTCTGTTGTCTTTTGGGTAGCAAGCTCATTCAGCCTAACCTGTGATAGCATAGACTGACTCTGTATTGCTATGGCTGCATGTGCCCTATAACCTGCCACAGTAGCCTTATCATTAGGTGCCATGCCCTGGACAGCTAATGCTGTCTGAACTGCCTTGTCTGCTTCTATATTGACGTTGTTGCGTTTGATATATTCCTCTCCAGCAACTCCAGCAAACTTGACCAAGGCATCAACCATCATGGTTCCAGTACCTGATGTGTCTTGGAAACTCTCCATTGATCTCTGTCTTGGTGATAAGTCTGGCTGGTATTGGGGTCTCCCGGAAGAAGGCCCCATACTGAAAGGATTCTCTTGTTCACTCTTTTCTATTACAGGTGCTCCCTTACTTCCGGGCATATTACCTCCTTATTTCTTTTTAACTGCGTTTATGATTCAGAACCTGACTTACCTACTGCCTGGCCTATTTTATACACTGAGCTTCCAGTGCTTAGAGCAGAGCTAAAGGCAGAGAGATAAGAAGGAGCTGTTACTGTTCGATTAGCTTGAGAAGCAGGGTTTGCCTGTATGCGTTCAGCTTGCTGGTCTATTGCGTTCAATTGAGATTCCCTCTTATATGTTATGTCAGCCATCCTTCCACCTAAACCTGTGTTAAGATCCTGCAATGCAAGGTTTACCGAGTTACCATAAGTTCCAGTAACAGCAGCATTAAGCTGTACAGTGCTCCTTGCCTCCATGAACTGCCTTTGAGCTTCCATGCTCTCTGCATGGGATTCATAGATGGCATCAGACTCAGCTTTATCAAGCTCTCCATATTGCCTGATAGCATCTTGGGTTAAATATTCATTATACTCCTCTTGAGCATCTTTAGTGTCTTCAGAGGTTTTATACTGAATTGCACCACTAACAGCAGCAGCAGCAAGAGCTGCGTAAGCTGCGTAAGCTGCAACAATCTCTCCCATTATATCCTCCTTCCTCTTCTTGATAGGTTCCCGTTATATTCTAAATCACGGATCTCTAAAGGTAAGTAACTATCGGTGCTGAATGTAAGCTTGTACCTATCAGCCTTCTGCCTTACAGAGACTCTGTGCTGACCCTCAACCAATGGTGCAAATCCTACCAAGTTCTCCGGGCCTCCCAATGTTCTGTTTATGTAACTTGACTCTCTTATACTTCCATTGTCTGATTCAACTGTAACTAACATCTCTCCACTGGTGTTATAGTTGAGATAGAAAGCTCCTACTGTTAGTCTATCAAGATTTAATGCATACCCATTCTCATCTAAAGCAACGGGATTAGTTGGTATGTACTTACACATAAACTTTACACCTATTACAGCATTAACTTCTATGGTGTCTAATGGATCAGCAAGCTCTTCTTCAGTTACTAAATATGATCCTTCTCTATACATATCTATTTCTGTCCCTTGTTCTGATTCATATGCTCCTGTTGTTCTAACAGAAACAATGTCATCGATAGAGACGTGATTAAAAGGGTCTGATGTCTTCCACACTTTGTTTGTTGTATCATACTCCCAAGTCACATATGAAACCCTATCAAGTCTTATTGGGAAACCCAAGACAGCATCAGGAGGATCTCCTAAGTCTACCTTTTCTATAGTCACATATGAATTGTCTCTTATCATAAGTATCCACAAGGTATCATCTTCAAATTCAAAATGAAGGATCTTACTACCTTCTTGGAATCTTATCTTACCCCATGCAGATTGTACCTTCTCTGCACCTGACCAAAGCCAATCATAAGTATAGAGAACATTGTCATCAGCATCAGTTTTAATAACAAGTAAGTTTACGTTTGTACTTGTCTTCATGATCTGTGGCTTTCCTTCAATATACTGTTTAACATGATCTGTAACAGGTCTTGCCTTCTTGGTGTCAGTTACAGAATCAGTAAAGAACTCTCTTACTCCAGTGTACCTTCCATAGTTAAAAGCAAATAGAATAGAATCACCAGAGGCTACAGGATCTACAGTTGTCTCTGATTCATATGAAGTAGTTTGTCTTAACGTAGCATTAGAGCTTGTTATCGGCTTACTACCATCAAGTATAAACTGTCCTGTGTTGGAGAACAATACAAGGTCACCATCAAAGCTTACATTAGATGACATTATATTAACCTCAGGGACATCAGCGAATATATCAATTGGGTCTGTATCTAATGAAGCTTGGGCAGTCTCTCTATAGAAGTTAAAGAAGTCTGCTGATCTTGTCATGATAACAGATTCTCCAGAGGTAAAGAATAACCTATTCTGGAATAGTCCAATACTTTCAATAGATACTGCTGCATCTTCACCAATAAAAGTTGGATGTGGATTTGTTCTTTCAGATCCAACCTCTCTATCCTCCCACTCACCCTGCCTTAATGTGAATGTAGCCACTCCAGCGGTAACACTTTCCCTAACAAGAACATGAGGCATAGTGGCTTTGTCAGGACCTACAGAGATCCCAGGAGCTAAAGCTTCTCTCCATGTTACATGATCAGATCCTGTTACTTCAGCTCTTAAGAAGTAATTGGCATTGTCTGTGCTTGATGAACCTGGAGGGTCAACCTCTACAAGGAACCCATCAGGAGCTGTACCTGGAAGTAATGTGGTGTTTTTTATCTTACCTTTGATTGCTGTGGCGTTGGCATTATCAACATCATCATTTACGTTTATTGTAAAGTCTGCACCATCTTTTCTCTCTATTGTAAGTATGTTACCATTAATGCTTATACTGAAATCTCCCCTTATATCTACACCTGCCCATCCAAAGGAGTTACCAGCTAATGCTCCTGCAACATTACCACCAGAGCCACCTTCTAAACCAGTAGCTAATGTTATGATAGCCTGTTCTGGCCTTACAAGATACTTATGCCCAGAATCTGACCCATCAGGTGTGCAGTATGTTGAAACAAGAGTGTTGTTTATAAAGATCTGCAAACGTTGTCCATAATCTACAAATTGAACATAGACTATAGCTTTATTACTTATTGCTGGAGATAGTATTGAACTGGCTAACACACCCATGGTAGTATTAACCATGAAAGTATAATCTCCTATGGTCATCATTTTAAGCTCAGTCTTTGGTGAACTTACATTCAAATAAGATGCCTCTGTGTTGTCTTGAACATTAACAATATGAACTGTACCATCAGGACTCCAGGCTCTTACTTTTCCAGTACCATTTTCAATGGAAATAAAGTATTCTTCATCCCCTCTCTTATAGTGGTGCCATGCAGTATCAGTGCTTAATAAAGCTGTAGATAATACAGCAGATGTAATAGTACCTTGCCTGTTAATAAGACCTCTAACAACATCAGGTCTTAGATTCTCTGACAAGGTACACTGTCCAGGGAGTCTTGTCTTCTCTGGTTGCTGAGAGACACCCTGGATAGGTCTTCCTTGATTAGATGTTATGAACATACTATTCCTCCCTCTTTGGGAATGTTCCAAGATTCTGGCTTAAGCTGTTGGTCCCACCAGCCAAGCTTACGAAGGTGCTAACAGCTTCATTGTCTCTCAGATAGTTCCTCTTGTTGTTCCTTGCATCTTCTCTCATAAGCATTATCATGGCCTCTTTCTCATCTTTGCTTTGAAAGGTTGCCCTTTTCTCATCAACCTCTAAATCCTGAGCAAACAATCTTCTGGCAGCATACGTCACAGCTTGTCTTGCAAGAGGTGGCATATCTTCAAAGGCAAGCTCTGTAATGAATGTAAACTCAATAAAGGTTGTATTAGACCCAGGCTCAGATACAGCCAATGGTCTAAGGTCAAAGGTATGGTTCCAAAGATCATACACTTTATTTCCTCTTATTGTAAGACCAGCCCATCTTGAGTCACCTGATGTCACAATTGACATAGCAGACCCAGGTACAGGTACATACCCTGTTGTCTCATCTGGAGTTATCTTCCAGTTCTTTTCTTTATTAAACCACCACCCTCTGCTCTGGATGTTAGCACTAACAGCATCTATTGTAGAAGAAGCTAAAGAAGCATCCAAATCAGGATCATCTTCTGTAGACACTGGAGCTATACCAACACCCTTCAAACAAGAGTTGATAGCATCTAATTTTGTATCAGCCATTTACACCTCCTCAAAAAATACCCACTCCCAACCATATTGGTAGGAGTGGGCAAGTCTCACATGTGAGACAGATTAATCGTTAAGCATAAGTCTTCGTTGCAGAAGCCTTACCCTTGGCCTTGGCCAGAACAACAGCATTGGCAGCAGCGTTGTTGGAGCCAACGATGGCAATGTTGTCATATCTGTCAGCGATACAACCTTCGGAGAACCAAGAGTCAATGAAGTTGGACTTGGTCTTCTTATCAAAGAAGATATCTCCCTGAAGGCCAATGGTACGGCCAGCAAGCAATGCATCAGAACCGTATATAACTGCATGAGCTTTCTGCATTACAGCAGTTACATCATACCTATTACCATTCTGAGCATTAGACAGCAAGTGATGGGTAAGACCATCATGAGGATTAAGCTTCATCTGTGTGAACTCAGTGCTACCCATAACAGGGATATTGTATCCCTTAAGGGTTCCACGAAGGCCAGAGAAAGTTGTACCAGAAGCCTCATTTGTACCACCACCATTGGCTGTAGCTACGAAACCATAATCAACCAAGATGGAGAACTCATTGATGGGTACAAGACACTTAAGACCAGTCAAAGGAATACGCTGAATGACAAGGCCCATGAGGGCAATCTCAATAGCAGACACCAACTGGTAAGGATCATTTGCCTGAGAGAAATCATTCTTAAGGTCAACCTTTACAGCAACACCATGCCCAGAGACTCTGGAGATACCTCCGGTGATAGTGTTAGCATAGGGATCAAATACACCTCCAGTGAAACCTCCGGTAAGAAGCTGCTGAATTACCATCTGATCCTCAAGTGTCTTGAGTTTACCCATCTGATTTTTAGCAAGCTTCTCCATTACAGAGAAGTCATTCTGAAGGTCATGCAGGGAATGTACAGTGTTACGGCCCAGGACAATCGTATCAACGATAAGGGCGTTCTTGTTGAACTCAGTAGGAGTTGCATCAGGAGACTGACCAGGGGTCAAAGTCTGCAAGGTGGTATCACCAATATACTTGTTTGAAACCATATTGGTACCAACTACTTCCTGAACTTCAAAGCCTGACAGAAGGTTCTCACCCTCGATGTATTGCTGGTGAACTACACCATTAAACTTCTCAATGAGAAGAGTATCTACCTCATTGTTGTTGGGAACCGCAGGGTTCACCAAGATATTATCAGCCATGTTATATCTCCTTTATGTTTATTGTTATTTATTACTATATCTTCAATGATGCAACTCAAATACCTTTGTTCATTCCTGACCTTCTAAGAGCATCATACTTTGCAGGATTCTCCTTGTACTTACCGGAGCTAAACAAAGCAAGGTACTGAGCAGAGGTAAGAGCTGTATCTCCGGTGACACCGGGGCCTCCTGTGCTTCCCTCTACCAAGTCAAGAACAACTGGTTTAATGGGAGCTACCGGGGCACCTTCAGCTTTGAACCTATTGAATACATCTTTGATCAAGAGCTGCTGCATACGCAGGGTACCGTTCTTCATTACATCGTTGAACTCATTCAGCTCTGCATCGTCCATCTTGTTCAGAGCGTAAGCCTCAACATCGGCCCATCTGTCCTGTCCTCCCATTACTTCCAGGGTTGCGTCCCAGGCAGCTTTTTCGTTTGCTGTCTTTGTCTCAATCCCCTGCTTATGATCCCTGATCATTACGTCATTCTGAGCCTTTAGCCCAGAGAGGTATGCATCTACCTGGAACTTGGGAAACTTCTCATAAAGGCTATTTAACGTCTCCTCAGAGAGTTTAAACTCCGGGGAGCTGTAAAGCTCTTTGGAAAGGGCCTGAACGTCAACTCCCTTTTCTCCTGCATAATTGGCAAGGTCCGGGGGAATAACAACATCAACATCAATCTCTCCGTATTTAACTCCAGAGATTTTGATCTCATCCTGAACCGGAGTCCAGTCAGAGGTCGTTACAGGGGCTATTTCAGGGGTTGAAGCTGCAACGGGTACAGCAGTATCAGTTACAGGTGCTGCCGTTACAGCAGGGGTTACAGGGGCTACAGCAGGAGCTGCTGCTAATTGTTCTTGAATCGGTTCTGTCATTGTGGTAATCCTCCTTGCTTAACTAATTCTGGAGCTGCTGCTACTGCTGCATCTCCCATGGTTTGCTGTTGCTGTGCTTGAGATTGTGCCTGTTGCTTTGCTTGCCACTCTTCGTCACTCATCATAAATGGAAGCTTCATAGACAAGGAAGCTGCTATCTCCCTGGCATAGATATCCCATTTAACTCTTGCTTGTACACCTTCAGGCCATGCCTGTGGTAATTGCATCATCTCTGTGAACTGATTCAGCTTATCAAGCTCTCCTGCTTTACCAAAGGCATCTAACCCGGTTACGATGTCTGGCAGCACTGAGCCATCTGGTAATGGGAAACCAACCCTTTTGAGGTATAGCAACGCTAACGGTGTCTGCATTGTTTGAGCCAGTAGAGAATAAACACCTCCCAAGGAAGTTTCAAGCTCCTGGGCATCAAGCCTTAATTCTACAGTTGTGCTGTATGTTACGCATGTTCGTTATTCATGCTCTGCATGTTACCATGCAAGTTCAGACTATATCTTCCCCGCTATGGGGCTACATGTTTCGAGGCACTTGCCTCTACTCCCTTTCGGGATAGTCGTTACACACCAACGTTAACTTAACGTAGAAGTCAACCAAGACCAATTCTTGCCTTGTCTTATAGACTTCACAGAGTCTACACCAACACTTAGCTTAAGCTTGTCACGTACTTGTCTTGCTGTTAGTTTAGTGTTGCGTAGTCTCCAGATAGAGATAACATCTTCTTCTGTAAGTATGCTTATTGGATTCTTCTCCCCATTGTTTGTTTTCAACCCAATCCTATAGGCATGACTAACATTCATCCTTGAGGTGTTCCATTCAAGATTAGAAGCTGCATTGTTGTACCTATCTCCATCTATATGATTAACTTGTGGGAACCCAAACAGGTTATCAATAAAATGCTTTGCAACCAATATGTGAAGAGGATAGAATTTATCAAGATGTATCTTGACGTATCTGTTCTTCTTGGTAACGGTTGTACCCTTTAAAGCAACTCCTGTTGTCTCATTAATTACAACACCAAGGGTATCTATTGAGTACTCACATGTTAAGTCTTTATTAAGTTTTATCTTTCTGTAGAGCATACTTGCCTCCTTAGTTAAAGATTAGTTGTTGCTCGGTATTGCCCTGTTAGGGTATCCACCGAATTAATGTAGTTTAAAGAGGGCCACTTTGTTAACCCTCTCAGCATCCCTTCGGACTGCCGAGTTTAATAGGAATGCCTGTCCAATACGTTTCCTATACTCTGCAAGCACCTCGGAGATCGGAGTGAAGTCAGCATACCTTTCAAGCTGTAACACGCCTATATCATCCATGGTGCCGAAGATCCACTCTCCTGTAGGTGCAGAAGCTATCTCATCTATATCAGTTTGAGATCCTGGCCTGATCAAGTACTTAACATCGGCCATCAATGCCATACCCTTGGCAATAGCCTCAGATAGGAATTCAGTAACATAGAAGTCACCAGCATGATCTTCAACCAAACCTCTTCCATAGTCCTCACCGAAGGTACTATTCCACCTTAATGGCTTCCATGGGAGATCAGCTTCTTCAATCTCCTGATAGTCCCTGAGCATAATACTTTCAACAGACTGGGCAACACAAAATAGGGTTGCTGTCTTCCTGTAAACCCATGTGTAGATTTTGACATTATCATCTTCCTTTGGGCACTCCTTACCCTTGATATCCTTTATGGAGATTTGTGTCTCCTCTGGCAAAGTGTTGAATGCTTTCTGCTGAACAATGATAAGCTCTGTCATCTTACCACTTAAGTCTCTCTGGATGACATACCTATCAAGCTTGATAGCCTGTAAGAAACCGTCATCCGATGGAAGGTACATACACACATTACCAGATATAAGAAGGTTCTTAAAGGCTTCTGTGTAAGCAACCCTTGCTGCAACCTTTCCCTGGAATGTTGTGCATCTATCTTCAGCCTCAACAAGTAACTCTGCAAGCTGAGTAGGTTCATAACCATCCTTGACAAGCATAGCCTTTGTTACCTCATCAAACTTAAGGTTGAAGAATGACCGACCTATTGGAAACATGTTAATTGTTAACTTATTTGATAGGTGGTTGACTGCCTGGGCACCAACTCCTTGATACCCATGCTGGTTTGCTGATCCACCTCTGTTTGTATCTCCCTCAACAGGGAGAACATAAGGCAAGGTAAACTTGGAATACTCTCTTGATCGCTCAAGGTAGGAACTCCTTTCAGAGGAGAGTTGTTGGTACCTCCCCTCTATATCAATCCTGCTTCCCTTGCCTTGCTCTATCTGAGATAACAAGGCTATTGTTGCCATGTTACACCACTAACCCTGAGGTGGCTTTACCGCCTGATGGCTTTGTCAAAGCTCTCTTTCCCTGAGTACGTAGATCAGTACCCTCTGATGTGTCTGAGCTACCAAGCTCAATATCTTCTGCCTCTACCTCAACAACTCTCTGTGGTCTTGGTGCTGGATCTGGTACATCTGCTGCCGAACTTCCCATAATACCTCCTTATATTTCTTTATAAAAGTTATAGCCACCTGATTGATATCCAAGAGCATGATAAAGATTAGAAGCTGCCATGTCTTTCATTACACCAGAGTTTGCTCCGGTGTGGATAGCCTTGGCACCACATATTCTTGCCCATTTCTCGAACTCATCAACCAATGCCTTTGCCACTGAAAGATTCCTATGCTCTGGATGAACATACAGGAACTTGTCATAGCCTATTATGTCCCTCGACCAGACAGGGGAGGTAAGACCAACCCATATAAAACCAAGGATAAGAGAACCTTCATAGGCAATGAATATTTGCTGATTAGGGTCATGCATTGCTTCTACCGCAAAATGGACAGCTCTCTCCTCATCAAAGGTTAGAGCTATCCATCTATCTTGTTCTGCAAGATAGCTTTCAGCTAAAGCAAGAAGCCCTGGGAGATCAACATCTAAAGCTATGCGTACTCTCATTAGAAGGCCTTCTTTGCATGGCATCTCATAATGGTGGCCCAAAGCTCCCTCTTGACCTCATTCTTGATGAAGTCTGCATGGCTTGCGTCATGCTTAAGAGGTTCAGGGTTCAAGATCAACTGAAGGAACTCAATAGTTTCCCTGGGAATGTTCAATGGCTTACCCTTCTTAATATCAGTTCTACTCGTCAATGTCTTGTCGTTCATGCTGTTCAATCTCCTGTATGTATCGCCTTAAGTATTCTACATTTATCCCAAGCTCGTAAGCTCGGATTACCATCTTGTCAGGTGGAGTACCACCATTTCTGAAATATGTCATAAGCGTGTCCACAAGGTCCACGGCATCTAACGAATCTGTTTCCATCTTGCACCTCCTTTATCATTCCTGCTCTCCTTTAGGTTATGTCAGGTTCTGTTTTATCTATCCTCAGCTCACCCACCTTGGGTAGCCTTAATTTACCTTTGCTGCTTTCCTGCAATGCATACACCTGGAATACTTTTCCGATTGGGTAATGCTCTTTGAATGAGTTTAAGTTCTCAAACTTAAGAGAATTATACATAGCCTCAGCCATGTCATGGGTCCAACCTTTACCAAGCATACACTTGATTGTTTCTCCATCTTTCCATTTGAATATTAGGTTTGCAATCTTTCCTTTATACTTTCCTTTTCCCTCTTCACATCCGATGCAAAGAAGATCGTAGTCTATTCCTCGGACAAGCTTCATCATACGGTAGCCTTTGTGTCCAGCTACCCAACCATGATCTTGCTTGAACACCACACCCTCTTCTCCATCGTATATTCTCCTCTCAGCAAACAGGATGGCATCATCTTTACTGATAACCCACTCCACTGGTATGAAGTCAAGATCATATGGAAGCTCATTCATCATGTAGCTGTGCCTTGTTGAATATGGCCTGAGAGAAACTCCATCGCAGAACTCATCAAGAAACAAGTAGTCATGGAAGTGAAGCTTCATATAAGGCAGAAGCTTTGCTTGAGCATAGCTAAGCTCTTTGTTCCTGTTAGGGTTTATTATACCTGATAGAACTTCAAGGGAGCAACCCTTATTGCAAAGCTCTGCAATGTAAACTCCCGGCTGCATCCTAAGATGCGTTGGATCATTCATCTTTTCCATCAGGCATTGCATGTTCGATAGTGCCATGCCTGTTCTTGAGAAGAACTCAGTACCATGCTCTGACTTAACCATCATGCAGTAGATGCCATCCTTCTTTACCTGCACTCTCATTGGATAGGTTATCTTATTCTCTGGCACCTCAGCAATATGCTTAACATGCTGAGTGATCTTGTTTCCTTCTCTTGTTTCTACAGTAAGACCAAGAAGCCTTAGGTGTTCAAAGATGTTCATATACTCTCCTGTTCTACTTCAATTTGACGGATACGTTCCTTGGCGATATGGATGATCTTCTCGTAATCGAGCTTCCTGGAATCTCCTG